CGCCGGAGACGTGGGCAGCCGCCAACCCGGCTCTCGGGGACTTCCTGAACCTGGCCGAGATCCGCGGGTTGTGCGAGCGGGCGCAGCGGATCAGCGGGTTCGAGAGCTCCTTTCGCAATCTCCATCTGAACCAGCGCGTCTCACCGGACGCGCAGCTCTTCAGCCTCAATATCTGGCAGGCGAACGGCGAACCCCCGGACATGGAGGCCTTTGTGCGCAGCCCGGTCTACGGCGGGCTGGATCTCTCGATGTGCCAGGATCTGACGAGCCTGGTGCTGGTTGCCGAGCGGCCGGAAGGCATCTGGAACGTGTGGCCGCATTTCTGGACGCCGTCGGACACGATGCTCGAGCGCGGGCAGCGCGACCGCCAACCTTATGAAATCTGGGCGCGGCAGGGGCTCCTGAACGCGGTCCCCGGCGTGACCATCGATTACGGGTTCGTGGCGCAGCGGCTCGGCGAGATCTCGAGCAAATGCGACATCGCGCAAATCCGTTTTGATCGCTTCCACATCGATCAGTTGCGCTCCGCGATGTCTGCGGCCGGCGTGTCGGTGCCGCTCGAGAAGCACGGGCAAGGCTATGTCGATATGGCGCCGGCACTAAATGCGGTGGAAACTGTTGCGCTACAACACAAATTACGGCATGGAATGCACCCGGTGTTAACCATGTGCGCGAGTAATGCCATCGTGACGATGGATCCGGCCGGCAATCGCAAGTTTGACAAGGCCAAAGCCTCGGGCCGGATCGACGGCATGGTGGCGCTGGCAATGGCGTGTCACGCCGCCGCAGTCAACGCGCGGCCGGCCTTTAACCCGCGGGCGCTGATCGGATAATCGGATGAGCCTGGAAGCCGCCATAGAAGCCGTGGGGACGGCCGGGGGCCATGTGGCACCGGGGCGCTTGGGCAGGCGAGATGGCCGCTCAGCGGGCCTCGGCGCGGCCCACAAACGATTTGTGACGGCGGCCAAGAGCCCGACCGACGATCCGCTCGACTATGTGATGTCCGACGAGACGGTCGATCGCATGGGCGACGTGATCGAGCAAGACGGCTGGCTGTTGGACAATTTCCAAAAAAACCCGGTGGCGCTATTCGGGCATAACAGCTCGTTCCCGATCGGGACATGGCGCGACGTCGCGGTGAAGGACGGCCGGCTGACCGGGCGCCTCGAGCTGATGCCACCGGTCTCCGAGCGGCTGCAAGAGATCCGCGCCGCGGTCGCTGCCGGCGTCTTGCGCGCGGTGTCGGTCGGATTTCATGTCAAGGAATACGAGGCGCTGCCTGGTTCGAAAGTCGGCGGGTTGCGATATACGCAAGCTGAGCTTGTTGAATGCAGCCTGGTCTCGGTTCCAGCTAATCCGAACGCCCTGGCGATCGTCCGGGCGCTCAACATCTCCGGTGATGGGCAGAGTCTGATTTTCAGCGGCGGGATTGCCGCGGACAGAACCAGCCCGAACGGGCGAACCAATGGCGGCGGGATTGCCGAAAGCGAAATCTCATCCCGAAAGCCACATGCGATGAATGTCAACGTCAGTGAAAGGATCCAACTCTCGCAAGCCAGCGTCGTCGGCCTGCAGGATCAATTGAACCATCTGCTCGCCGAGGAGGAGCTCGACGACGCGGCAATCGAGGATCTCAACGGGAAGATCAACACAGAGCAGACGCGATTACGCAACCTCGAGCGCTCCGAGAAGCTGCTCGGCAACGGCGCCGAACCGATCGGCCCCAAGCCGGGGACTTCCCTTGTCCCGGTCCCCAACGGAATGAACGGGCCGCGGCCATTTGCCGTGCCGAAGAAGGAAGAGCAACCCGGCCATCTGATCATGCGGCTGATCGTGTGTAATGTGCTGTCGCACATCACTAAGCAGCCGCCCGATCGTATCATGCGCGAGCGGTACGGTGATGACGCCCTCACGCGCGCTATGCTCGAGCTCTATACGCAACGTGCCGCGACCGTCCCAGCAACCTCGACGCAAGCCGGCTGGGCCGCTGAGTTGTTCCAAATCCAGTATGGCGAATTCTTCGACGCGCTCTTGCCAGAGTCGATCTATTCGCCGCTGACTGGCCGCGGCTTGCGGGCTACCTTGGGTCGTTTCGGTCAGATCAACATGCCGACGCGTAACCTGACGCCGAGCATCGCCGGCTCGTTTGTCGCCGAGGGTGCGCCGATCCCAGTGCGGCAGGGCGCATTTACGTCGGTCACGATCGGCCTGAAAAAAATGGCGGTCATCACCTCGTACACCAGGGAGATGGCCGAACACAGCACGCCGATGATTGAGATGCTGCTACGGCAGCAGATCCAGGACGATACGAGCATTGCCGTCGATTCCGTGCTGGTCGACAACAATGTTGCAACGACAGTGCGGCCGCCTGGGCTGCGCAGTTACGGCGCCGGGCTGACGCCGACCGCCGGCGGCGGGTTCAACGCCTTGGTGGCGGATATCAAGCAGCTGATCGGCGCCTTGGCCGCGGTCAATTCGATGCGCCGGCTGACCTGGCTGATGCACCCATCGCAGAAAGTGTCGATTACCTTCGCGCAGTCCCAGCTCGGAACCTTCCCCTTCGCTGCCGAAATCGAAAACAACAATCTCGCCGGCTATCCGGTCATCGTGTCGTCGACCATGCCGCTCGGTACAGTGATCCTGGTGGACGCTGCGGATTTCGTCTCGCTCTCGGGCGATGATCCGCGGTTCGAGGTGTCGGATCAGGCGACTTTGCATATGGAGGATACGACGCCGCTGGCAATTGGCACGCCGGGCACGCCGCCGACCGTCGCCGCGCCGGTGCGAAGCATGTTCCAGACGGATTCCTTGGCGCTGCGAATGATCCTGCCGATGAATTGGATCATGCGGCGCCCGGTGATCAGTTGGGTGGCCGCGGTCACTTGGTAGCTTTCACCTGGCATAAGCCGGCGGTCGACGTGATCCGCCGGCTGGTGACCAAAGAGGGACAGGAGGATCACCATGTCGGAATCCCACCAAGCATCCGTCGCGCGCTTGGCCGTCTATCGCGAGCTCAGCGCCGCGGCAGCGGCCGTGATGGAGCAGAGCCATCCGACACCGACGCAGGAAGAGAACGACGCTGCGATGATGGGGATCGCCCATCCCGACGAAAAGGTTGCTGACCACGGCCCGGAGATGCCGCCGCTCCACGAGCAATATGCGCGGCTGGCCGCGGCTGCCGAACCACCCCGGGCCGGCCCTCCGACCAGCCGGCCGCACACCGCGCCAGCGGCACCCGCCGAGCAGCAGCATCGAGCGTCCGCACCCGAAAGAAAGTAAGTGGCATCACCGCCCGCTCTGTCGCGGCTCGGCCATTCGCTCGCGCGGGCTTTCCGCCCGCGCGGTCAGAAAGCGTCCGCGGGCGGGAATTATTGGCTGCCGATATCGGGTGGCTGGCTGCCGCCCGACGCGCCGTGGAATTTCTTTCAGCTCGGGTGGGATCCGCTGCCGATGGGGCAAGGCTCCATCGTGTCGGCCTGCGTCTCGGCTTACGCCCAAACGACCGCAATGTGTCCCGGCACCCATTGGCGCGGGCTCGCCAACAACGGACGGGTGCGCGTCGCTAATTCCGATTTGTCGCGGATCCTGAAGCGCCCCAACGGCTATCAATCGACGTCCGACTTTTTTCTGAACCTAGTTACGGCGCTTTATCAGTACGGCAACGCCTACACGCTGGCGGTGCGCAACAACCGCTTCGAAATCGCAGAAGTCCACCTGATGGATCCGCGGATCTCGCAGCCGCGCGTCGCGGTCGACGGCACGCTGTTTTACGCACTCGCGGGCAATCCTATCGTCGAGAAGCAGATTCCCGCAGAAATGCTCACCGCGACGCCGGCGCGCGACGTGATGCACGTCAAGCTCAATATCAATCCCGCCAACCGATTGCTCGGCGAGGCACCGCTGGTCGCCGCGATGCTCGACATCGCGGCATCCGATGCGCTGGTGCGGCAGGCGCTTACCTATGTTCAAAATCAAGGGCGGCCCAGCGGCATCATCTATTCCGACAGCCAGCTGAACGAGGATCAGCTACGCCTGTTGCGGGCACGCTGGGACGAGATGACCCGCGGACCCAACGCCGGCAACACCGTCATCCTCAGCGGCGGCATGAAGTGGGAACAGACCGCGGCAACGTCGCGCGACGAGCAGATTGCCGAATTGCTGCAGATCTCCGATCAGCGCATCGCGACCGCTTTCCGTATGCCGCTGGCGCTGCTGTCGCTCGCGACCGGCCAGGTCCCGAGCGGCAGCACAGAAAACCTGATGCGATTTTGGATCTCGACCGGCCTCGGGTTCGCGCTCAATCACATCGAGGACGCAGTCGGCCGGTTCTTCGGCCTTGGCGGCTGGCCAGACGATTACCTTGAGCTCGATACCGAAGCGCTCGAGCGCAGCCAGCTGAAAGACCGCATCGATGCGCTGGCGCGCGGGGTCCAGGGCGGGATCTACTCGCCGAATGAAGCACGGGCGAAGGAGGATCTGCCCGCCGCCGAGGACGGCAACGAGCCGCGGGTCCAGCAGCAGGTCGTCCCGCTCTCGGCCTGGGACAAAACACCGCCGGCACCGCCGTCCGCGCCCGCGCCGACATCTGAAGACTCAACCCCACCCGCTGCCGCCTTCACGGCCGCCATTATCCGTGCCGCCGATCGCTATGGACAGCGCGACGCTGCATGACGGCTGGGCCGATGCGCTCGGCCAAACGCTGGCCCGCGAGCGGGCCGCCTGGCAGCGCGAACGGGAAATCGCCGTCGCCGAGCATGGGCGGCAAATAGCCGAGATCCGCGCCGAAGCCGCCCAGGCAATCCTACGGTTCTCGGAGTTGGTGAGCGAGCGGCTGGCAACCTTGAAGGATGGCGCAAACGGTGAGCCGGGGCCACCGGGAGAGCCGGCGGATATGCAAGCCGTCAGCGAAGCGCACGCTGCCTGGCAGCGTGCGCGCGATGCGATGGCGGCCGAGCATCAGGCGATGTTCGGTAAACTCGATGTGCTGCACAATGCGATCCACACGCGCCTCGAAGCGTTGCGTGACGGCGACGATGGCGAGCCGGGGTCTCAGGGGCCGCCTGGACCGCCGGGGCCACCAGGCACTCCCGGAGGGCTTCCCATCGTCCGTCTATGGCACGATGGCGTCCATTACCTGGGCGATGTCGTCGCCCACCGCGGCTCGACGTGGCAGGCGCAGCGCGACACCGCCCGCGAGCCGCCCGACAACGACTGGATCATGCTCGCCGCCGCCGGTCGCGATGCGGCCGAAGGCGAGGTGTGCGGGCAATACCAGCCCGGGCATCCTTATCGCAAATTCGACCTCGCCTGCCATGATGGCTGCGAATGGCGCGCGCGCCGCGACGATCCGGGGCCGCTCCCCGGTGTCGACTGGGCACTCAGCGCCGTGCAAGGCAAGCGCGGCGGCAAGGGAGAGCATGGCGACCGCGGGCTGCGTGGCGAAAAGGGCGATGCGGGCGAACCAGCGGCAATCATCTCTGATTGGATCGTCGAAGGCTATCGCGCGACGCCGCTGCTGAATGACGGCAGCCTCGGACCACCGCTCGAGATGCGCCAGTTCTTCGAACTCTACGATAGCGAGCTTGGGGCGTCCCGATGAGGCCGCTGTTCACCAGCGTCGCCACCGCGGCCCCCGATCACG